TGACGGTGGTCGGCGCCACGTAGGCACTCGACACGACGCCTTGCGTGTAGCTCAGGCTGTTACGCAGCAGCGTCAACGCCGCCTTCGAGAGCTTGTCGCTTCCACGGTCAGTTGGGTGGTAGCCGTTCGAGTTGCTGTTGGTGTCCTGCGTCGTGCTCCAGGACGTGCCCGTGGAGAGGTCAGCGACGACGAGCGGCAGGCCCGTCGTGAACGTTTCCGCAGCGACGGAATCGGCGACGCTGTTCACCCATGTCCGGTTCGTGTTGTGCGTTGCGTCCGCGAGCGGCGGGATCTTAGTCACCAACATCGCGGGCGGCGTCGTTGACGGGTAGATCGTGCAGTCAATCCCGAGCGTTGTGCCGGTCGCGTCCGTCTTCGTGACGCGGACGGTGTGCCAGCCTGCGCCCCAGCCGGACAGACGGATCGGCACCATCTGGTTTGCCGTGATGGTCTGACTCGACAGGGAGCCGGTGGACAACACGTTGCCAGCTACGTCAGTGATCGAGTAGGAGGCACCTGAGGAGTCGGGCTGCCCGAGAAGCAGCAGCGTCACCTTGTCACCGGGCCAGTAGCACTCGACGTAGTCGTTCTGCGTGGTGGTCGTCTTGCGCTGTCCCGACGCCTGGTTGGTGTCCGCAGTCGTCGTCCAGGTGCCGCTGAACGTAAAGAAGGAGGCAGCAAGGCCGCCGCTCGTGGTCTGCCGTCCAGCCGTCGTCGCGGCCGCCAGGTCGATCCAGCCGCGCAGGCCGTTCGTTACCTGGTTGGTGCGGAGCGTGGTCTGTCCGTTGGCGGCGTCGTTCACGAGCGATGCGAGGACGTGCAGCCCCGTCGTGTAGGCGTTCGTGACCTTGGCGAGCTGGTGTGCTGCGTCGAGAACCTGCGTGCCGCCGACACCGCCGTTGTAATACTGCGGCGGTTGCAGCATCTGCTGGAGCCGGAGCGGCCAGATGCCGCTCCATGAGTCTCCTACGACGAACAGATTCTGGTAGAACAGCGGCCCCTGGTCGTGCCGTCCCGATGCGGTGAACTTCGAGGTGTCGAAGTCGGTCGAGGACGTGTGCGCAACAGCGCAGATCCAGCGGCGCGCTTGCCACTCGACCATGTCACCAACGGCGTAGGCGGTAGACGCCGCCCAGATGCCCTTGTCTGCGAACGTCGCAGAAGCGCCGGTTGTTGACGTTGCGCCGCCACCCGGTCGGATCGACATCAGATGCCCGTTCGGAGAACCGAGACCACAACCGACCCGGCCGAAATCGCGTACAGCGACTCGCCCATGTCAAGGTCGACGCTCAGCACCTCGCCAGCTCCAAGCTTGTAGCCGGTACCGGTCGTGACGCTGCTCGAGCCACCGAGGTACACCGCGTTCGACGCGTCGGTGTTCTTCACCGCTACGGACTCACCGCCGCGGCTGTCTGTCTCAGCAGCGGACAGGGCGACGGCGGATGTTGTCACCGTCACCTGTGCCGATGTAACCGCCATCGCCCTGCCCCTTCTGCTACTTGCTCGGTTTGTCGGAAGCGCTGTCGGACTTGGCTGCCTTGACGGCCTCCTCCGCAGCACGGATGTGCGCCTTCGCGACCTCGTCCTCGGACGCACCCGGCGCGAGGAGCTGAACGCCCCGCTCGGGCTTGCTCGCGACGATCCCGGCCGGCTGGTTGTTCTCGTCGAGCTTGAGGTACTTCCCGCTGTCAGCCATCAGGCCGACTCCTTTCAGGAGAGGCCCGGTCAGGCCGTGCCGTTGAAGGTGAGGGCGCAGACGCCCTTGGGCTGGAACAGCGACAGCGCCGCCCGCAGCTCAACGAGCATCGTGAGGATGTTCGACGTGAAGTTGCTCGCGTGCGAGTCCGTCAGGTACATCTCCGGCTGCTGCCGGTCCCAGATCATCGCCGACGTGCGGTCGAGGACGAGGGCGGTGCCGGACGCGATCGCGTTCGACACGACCGGGGTGAGACCCCACGCCGTGTTGATGCGGCTGTAGGTCTGCCGCTCGGCCATGAACTCGCCGGAACCCGACGCGGTCCACAGGTCGAACTTCTCGAGGTCAGCCGGGTTGAGCACGACGGTGTCCGGCTCCAGGTCGTAGCCCTCGATGAGAGTCACGGCCTTGCGGACAGACACGACGCGCGCCTCCGCGGAACCGGGGGCGTAGGTCAGGATGCCGGAACGCGACAGGAGACCGGTGAGGTTGGCGCCGCTGCCGTTGCCGTTGACGATCTGGTTGTCGAAGCGGCGACGGACGCGGTACATCATCCGCTGCTGCAAGTACGACGTGAGCTGCGCGTGGTCCTGAGCAGCCTGACGGGTGATGTTCATCCAGGTCGCGATCGTCGCGACCGTGTCAGTCACGCGGACGAACGTCTCCGTGGTCTCCGGCTTCGCGCTGCCTTCCGCGACCTCAGTCGCGGTGTCGCCCGCGACGGACGTGGTTGTGTCCTGCACGTACACGACCGCCGAGTCAGTCGTGGTGCCGTGCGGGAGCAGGTCGATCAGCCGAAGCGCCCGGTCGGGAACCGCGAGCGGCACCTGCGGCCGGAGCTGCGGCTGCGTGAACGCCGCACCAGAGGTAGAGGTGCTGTTGTCGATCAGGGACCGGATCGACACGCCGTCGAGCTGGACCGCGTCCATCTGACCGCGGTAGCCACGACGGGCGAAGTCCTCGAACTGCTCGGACCGCAGGAACCGGTCAGCGACCGTCTCCGGCGCGTTCGGCGCGTTCGGGACCGGCGGGGTCGCCGGGTTGGCGCCGAGCAGCGACCGGAGGTCGTCGACACCCTTGATGTCAGCGAGGCGCTTACCCCACTCGGTGACCTGACGGTTGAGCTCCTCGAACCGCGCGTTCTCGTTCTCGTCGAGGTTGCGGTTCTGCTCAAGGGCAGTGGTGGCGAGGCTCTCAGCCTCGTCGAGCGCGGCGCCCATCTGGCGGCGCAGCTCGATCTCTTCCGGGCGCATAGCGCCCTCCTTTCGGAATGAAGGGATGGAGGGGTGCCGTCGAGTGAGCGGCCGAGTGGTCAGGCCGTGCAGGGTCCGCTCGTGCAGGACTGGCGTTGTCAGATCGCCGCGGCGCGGCGCATCTTCGTGAGCGCGAGCATTAGCTCGGCTCGGGTCGGCTCGTCGCCCTCAGGGTCGGCGGCCGGCTCGACCGGCTCGGTTGAGCGGTCGACATCTTCTTCAGGGTTCTCACCGCTGCGGGCTTCGTTCGGCATCGGGTTGCCGAGCGGCGACGCAACGTCGAGCAGCGCATGCAGGGCCTCAAGAGCCTTGCGGACTAGCGCTTCGTTCTCGCTGGAGAGCACCTTGCCGGCGCGCAGCTCAGGGAACAGCGCAGCGGGCTCGACGGTGAGGAACTCGCGGACGGTGATTCCGCCGCCAGCGGTCGGCAGCAACAGGTCCCCGGAGCGGATGCCGGCGGTGGCGGTGCTGTAGGCGGGGAACGTGACGGGACCGAACTCGCGGAGCGCTACCTCGGTGCGTGTCACCTCAGGCAGCCCGGACGGCCCCTTTTTCGACCACTCGTCGGCGACGGGCCGGAAGCGGAACGACTGTCCGGACAGGGCTCCAGAGCGCAACGACGCGGCTAGGTCGCGGTTGTAGGAGGTGTCGTCGAGCGGAACTTCCGCGTATACGCCTTCGTTGTCCTCTCGGATCATCGACGGCACGCCGAGGGGCCGCTGCCCTACGGACGGGTCGAGACCGTGGTTGAACAGAACCTTCACGCTGCGGCCGTGCTCCGCGAGCGTTCGCTTGAACGCCCCCGGCGCGAGGCGCTCAACGAAGTGCCCCTCCATCGGGTTGTTGATCTCGGTCGGCTCGTTGAACCGCGCGAAGTACCCGAACAGCGTTCCCACAGGTGAGGCTGCGTCGTCCTCGCGGAGCTGGACGACATCGCCCATGCGTAGAACGTCGGTCATGACACAGGCTCCTCTGAGGCCGGCGGCGCTGGCGGTAATGCGAGTTGTTCAACGTCACTTGTGAGTTCTTCCAGCCCGAGCACCTTGAGAGCAACGGCTGGGTCAACCTTGGCTTTGATGGCGGCGATGGCGAGCTGCACACGCTGCTCGAAGTCATCGTCAGCCTGGGAGACAGGCGCGACGTTCAGCGGCCGGGTCGGCTCATCCAGCCCGTCAAGCGCCGGCAGGTTCTCGCGGCGGCGCTTCTCGTTGTCCGTCATCCACGGCGCCTGCGCGTAAGCCGCGTACCTCGTCGCGGTGTCACCGCGGAGCAGCCCATCGACGAGGAACTCGCAGAACATCCCCTCGTCCAGGGCTGCGTCGAAGACCTCGAGGTTGATCCGCTGCTCGATGCGGGTCAACCACGGCTGCAACGAGTACGTGACGAACTCGATCGCCTGCTGCTCAATGTTGGAGAACGTCGCCCGGTCGAGGTCGCCGATCATGTGCGGAGGCACGCGGAAGATGCGTGCGATCTCCGTGACCTGGAACTTCCGCGACTCGAGGAACTGCGCGTCGTCATTCGGAACGGTGAGCGTCTGCCAGGAGACACCAGCCTCGAGCACTGCGGTCTTACCGGCATTACTAGCGCCTGCGTGGCTCGCTTCCCACTCTGCCTTTAGCCGGTTGAACTGAACGTCCGTGAGGTTGCCAGCCGTCGACAGCACGCCCGCCGGACGCGCCTGGTTCAGGTAGAAGTTCTCGGCGTAGCTGTCAGCGGCCGTTCCGATGCCGATCGCCCGGCGGTGCATGGTGATGGGGGTGAGGCCGAAGATTCCGTCAAGGCCGAACCCGCGGAGGTGAATGATTTCGTCCTCGCGGTACAGCGAGGTGAACTGCTGAATCTGGCTGCCGGTCGGTCCCGGTGTCACGTAGTACCAGAGGGTGCCGTTCTCGTCTCGGAACGTCTGCGACGCCTGCGGGGGAAGTAGCCACAGCGCGCTCACCCGGCCGTAAGCGTCACGCGGCTTGTAGATGTAGGCGTTGCCGTACAGGTTCAAAACCCCGATGACGGCTTCCCACATTTCCATCGCCGACATCAGCGGGTTCGGCTGAAGTCGCAGCATCCGAACGCGCGGGTCGTCTGCATCCTCGACACGCTGCCGGTCACCGTTCGCGGCGCGCCGATAGGTCAGCAGCGGGAGCATCCCGCCTGACTCCGCGAGTACCCGTACTGCGGCGTACACGGCGGGATAACGCAGCGCCGTCAACTCAGTAACGGGGGTCGGTCCGCCTACCGGCGAGGTGATCGGCGCGAACGGGTAGACACCGCTGCCGACCGGCGCAGCGCGCTCCGGTTCCGGCTGTACCAGCGTGCGGATAATGCTCACGGCAGGTACGCCGCCGCTAGAAACGCAGCCCCCACCGCCGCCAGCCCGGCCGCCGGCCCGAACGTGAACGTCGCGACCGCCAGACACGCCAAACCAAGCAGCTTGAGCGTGAAATCGAACAACCCAACGCGCCTGAACACTGACCTACTCGGGGTGTCGTCGCTCACGGCACTCCCTTTCGTCAAAGTGACCTGACGCGCGGTTCACGTCTCTGTTGGCTGCCCCACCAGGCGAGCGTGACCGCCACGAGCGGCGAGATCACCGCGCCCTTCTTGCGGTCCCACACCCACCCGCCAGAACCGCCCGACACGACCGCACCCTGTACGGCAGCGTCGAGAGCCGGATGCCCTGACTGGCTGAGCTCGCCGTTGGTGACGGCGTCGTAGAACCCGCCGCAGGCGCGTTTATATTCGTCGGAGGGAACTTCCTCGACGCGGACACCGGCTTCTCGCAGCGGGTCGATCAAGGTCGCGGCCGGGCCGCGCGGGTCAAGCCAAAAACCAGCATCGGGATAAGCCTTGACGAGCTTCCTCGCCTCATCGACAACCCACGCGGCGCCGCGGCGGTGCTCATGCAGGTCGACGTAGCCGGCAGCAGACCAGGCGAGCGACGCCCAGTCGCGATCCCAAGTCATATCCACAGAGAAGGCGACCGGCGTCTCATCCGGAGCGTCCGCGCGGCGCTCGTCCCAGCCCGGAAGCGTGCTCGACTTGCTCAACTCGTCCCACACGCCGAGCGCCTCGCGCAGGAACGACTCGTCGGACAAGTTCTCCCGCATCCGCAGCATTGCCTCTTCAGGCGTGCGCCGCGGATAGGACGGGTTCGCCTTCGCCCACTGCCGCCGGTCGTCAGGCTTCGTGTCTTGGTCAGCCGAGAACTCGACGTAAAGCATGTCGGTTGACGAGCCAGACAGCGCCTTCGCACGCTTCGCGCGGAACGCCTCACCGGGATCAGTCGGTTTCGGGGGGGTTCCCATGAAGAACAACAGCGCGCCGGTCGGCTGCTTCGACTGGTTCGTAGCCGGGACCATGTCGTCGAGCGCTTTCTCCGTCAGGATCTGCGCCTCGTCGAACACGATCACGTCGACCTCAGCGAAACCACGACCGAAGCCACGTTCTCGAGCACCGAACAAGATCCGCGACCCGTTCCGAAACCGGATCTCCTCATCACCCGATCCGGTGAAGACCTGCTCGATGAACGGCGCGATCTTTTTCCGCCGCGCCATCGACTGCATCGCCCGAAACGTCTCCCCCGCCGTCCGCGTCCGATGCGCCGTCCACACCACCGTCAAGCCAGGGCACAGGATGCACAACGCGAACACGACCGCGCCAACCGTGAACGTCTTACCAACCTGACGAACCAGGCTCAGCACGATCCCGCCGACACCCGCCGCGTACTTGCCATCCGCGCGCTTCGCGACCGTTACCCGACCAAGGCCGTCTTGCCACCGATCGAACCTGATGCCCAAGTCACGGATCTGCGCCTGAACCGCCGGCCAACCCGTCGAGACAATGCCACTCGGCACCACAAGATGCCGGGCAACCTCAGAGAGCTTCGGCTGACCAGTCCTCGTCGGCGACTGAGACATGCTCACTCGCTTCCTGCGCCGCCTTCGCGTCGAGCGCCTCAATCTCGCGGTTGATCTCCTGCAACCGCCTCGACAGCGCTGCCAGATCCCGCGGTGGGCAGTTCGGGTCCTCAACCGTCTTCGCCACGCGCGCGCGCATCGCGACGAGCAGCTCACGCTGGTCTCCAGCGTCGGCGGCCTCAGTGATGCTCAGCCGACGCTTCGGAGCTGCCTCATCAGGCGCGACCGCACGCAGGCGCTTCGTAGCCACGAGCGCCTCCTGTGGAAAAACAACGGTGGATAGAAATTTGCCGAC